AGGATTCGAACCCACGCACGCATAACACGTCTATCTGCTTTCAAGGCAGTCCCCTTTGACCTCTTGGGTACTCTACCACGTAAATTTAGGCATGAAAAAAGGACACCTGATCCGGTGTCCTCTTCACAAAACTGTATGCAAGAAGGTGTATATAGTCGTGTCGATTTCGTCATTAGGAGCCACTTACAATTTATCGACACTATCATTATAAAACACCCATAATGACATGTAAATGACAGTTTTGTGACAATTTGTCAAGTTTCGATTGCATGCAATTAAACTGCTTGGATTCCCCATATTAATAACGCCATATCGTTCTCCGCCTGTTCTAAATAGCGGTATACTGTCCGCTTTTCAACATTCAATTTGTCAGCTACAGCATCGACATCTAGCTTATCAATGTAAAAATACACTAGCGATTTAAAGTACGGTTGATTGCGATAATTACATTGTTTTCGATACACATCAAGCATGTTATCGACATGTTCTAATATCAATTCTGTACGTCGCTTACTAGCGAGAATAGATTCAACACGCAATACTCCTCTACGGTTAAACAACTCCGTTAAAAGTAACTGCAGATCAGTCGGAACGCTACTTTCAATATCCGCTATAGCATTTTCACAATGCTCTTTGAGTTCATTGTACCCAGCTAATAGCTTTTTTGTATTCTTTCTTGCCTGCTCTCGCTTTTTAGCATGGTCTTTCTCGATCCTCTGCTCATAAATTTCTATAGCCGTTTCAGTGGCTAATTTGACAACCGTATCAATATCAGTTATCACCTGCACCTGTTCCAATTCTAACACCCCCACTACCCTATAATTTGCTTTGTGTAGCTAATGAATTACGCTGCTTTTTACACCAATTAATGGATCTGTTATGAAACCCTGTTAAAAACCCTCTAATCGGAGTAAAGTCTTCTGCAGTTTCTTTTTGCAAATCATCCAAGAACTGTAATTGTAATTTAGCTTCATATTCAAGCATATTTTGTGTTTCATCCAATACCGACACAGCACATGCAATAATCATCTCATCAGATATGTTGTATCGGCTATCTAATAATTTTAGTAGCTTAACCAACGCTATATATATTGCTCTTTTCATAGCTCCACCAACTCAGCATGATCCCATTCACTTACGCAATGTTTTGGGCTACTCCATGAAGTTCCGCCATGAGCCCACGTTAATACATACCCATGTTCATATCCTGCAAAATGTCTTTTTTCTTTTGTCGTTGATGCATTATTCCATACACGAACAGGTGTATCAACAGGCATATTTGCCCAGTCAACTATGCCCAATTCTTTGCGAATATCAATCATAAAATATTTATTGCCCAAAAGCTCTTTTGCCAAATCTTCTTGATAGCTATCAAGGACTTTGTAAAGTCCTTGATATTCAAGACAATTCTCATTTTTATCAAACCTAGGCTCGTTCTCACAGATACAAATCGGTCCATTTGCACTCATCTTAAACAAGAAATTAAACTTGCCATTTTGGTATAGATATTTTAAAAAATGGATTCTTCCTTCATCTGTTAAATGCATTATTCAACCTCACATCCAATCATTAACTCTACACGTTCTTTAACCGTCATACTATTCTCCTCTCTACATATTGTTCACATCGTTTTAAAATATCTTTTACTCTTCATTCTCATCTTTTTCCCAACCAGCAATCAATACAACTTCCAAGCCATCGTTTAAATCATTGATATAATCAATCTCATATTGTGTATTATTCACTTCAACAAAACATTCTTGGTCAGGATAACATTTTTCCAATTTTTCAATTAATTCATGTACTTTCATTTTTAATCTCCTTTATTACTACCACTCTTAATATTTCCAAAATCGTCTTATTTGCTTTCTTTCAATCTAAAACTTTCCGTAATAGGCACACCAGCCTCTGTTGGAATGTAGATGATTTGGTCTTTGCTATCTTTTAAAGTGTCTACCCATAACCAATGGATGTATGCCTCATTACCTTTTAATGACTGACCGATAATTTGATTGGCTTTTGCAGTACCCTCTGCACGTTTAACTTCTGCTTGTGCTAAGCTTTCCGCACTATCTAGTTTTGCCTTAGCCTCTAATACTGCAACTTGCCTGTTCTGTTCCGCTCTAGCTAGTTCAGCCTCACCAGCCTTTTGTTGCTGCCAAACCATATACATTGGAACACCAAACGCAAAACTCCAAACTACCGCACCAATCATAACTACTACCAATAAAGCTGACATAATTTTATTCATGTTTATTTCTCCTTTTCCTAAAAAATTAACCCTTTATTTTCGTTACTTTATTCAAGCAAAAAATCACCACTAGCATAATAATCTTTATATTTAAATAGCTTGTTTTCACACTCTGCGCAAACGCACCATTCGTCATAGTAGTAATTTAACGCTGAATACATTTCTGAATTATCACACTCTTCACCATCTAGACTTGCAAAATAAGAAACTTCACCATCAACCTTTGAGCCTTACATCCACATTTAGGACATTTGCCTATTTGTTTAATAAGTTGGTATTCATTCATATGTTAATACTCACTCCTTAAAAAATACTAACCATATCGTTTTGCCCCTGCGTTGGCCAATTAGTGGTTCACACGGTAGCAAAGGTTTAACCATTGGCAACGTTATTTGTTCTTCATTCCATTTAAAGATTAACGTTCCGTTTTGTTTTAGTACTCGCCAACACTCTGCTAATCCCTGTTTTATATCCTCTTTCCATGTTTGTTCTAATCGCCCATATTTCAACGCTAGGAATGATTTATCACCTGCCTTTAATAAATGTGGTGGGTCAAACACTACAAGGTAAAAACTCTCATCATCAAACGGCATCTTACGGAAATCTGCGATCACATCTGGCTTTATGATTAACCTTCTTCCATCACAAAGTGTTGTATCCACTGTTCGCTTATCCATATAAACAGTTTCTTCATGATCTTTATCAAACCAAAACATTTTACTACCACAACACGCATCAAGTATTTTCATAAATCACCACTAACAGTCCTCACATTCAATAACATAATTAGGCGGAGATAGCACAATACATTTTCCTTGCTCATCAGTAAAGAACCAGCTATCGTTTGGCTCTTTTTGTATTCCTCCTGTCTCGCAACTCATATAATATCTTTCCCTCCTTTACTGGTATAAATTCAATCTCGACCCTGCTATTTGCTTTATCGATTCCAACTATTTCGGATCCATCATAATTTGCAACCCACATATCGTCATCAATAATGCCAGCTTCAGTCAGAATATCTGATGTAGCTTGTAGCAGGCCGACCAAGTCAGGCCAATGTGCCCAGTTAGGCATGTAATAGCGGCACCGTAAGGACACAGGGCCAGAATGGTACGCTCGTTTACGATAGAATTGCAACTGTTTAAGCGCTAATGCTTGATATTCCTCAAAGGCTTTTGATGGTAAGACACGAGGATATTTCCCAGCGTATACAACTCGCGAACTATTCTTTTTTGTTGCTGGTCGGCCGTAAATTACAAGCTTATTCATTTTTAATGCGTAACCCTTTCTTTTTCACTTAATACGATACCTAATGCACGACGCATTTCAGCTGTAACAATATTTAACAGTTCTTCCGGTGTTTTATTAACATTTTTGGATGCTAATTGAACCATCTGTGCAACACCTGCACAAAATCCGACTGTTAAATCAGAAAATTGTCCCTCTACTCCAACTTTAATGTAACCATTATCAAAAACTTCTATCTCAATCTTTGCATTTGATTTCATTCTATTTCTCCTTAAATTTGTGAAATATCCAACGGATCCCGTTTAGACTTACCTTTAAACGATAGAATAAATGACGTTTCTTTCAATCGGTCATAAATGCGGCTATCATAGCACTTTTTAATTTGTTGAACAGATAAATTCGTGGTGATAATAGTCGCTTTTCCACGTTCAACTCGATCAGAAATAATTGAATCAACCTTACTTGAAACCCATTTATTATCGTATTCGGCCCCGAAATCATCTAGCACAAGTAAAGGGCAATTACGAATACGATTTTCAAATTTCAGATAGTGTTCAGCTGGTCCCTTACTCAATATGAGCAATGTGTCGAGTAAGCTCATCATTGAAATAAGGTAGCCATTATACCCTTGTTCAATCGCTTGTCGTAATATGCTGATAGCTAATGATGTTTTACCAGTTCCAACTGGCCCCATCATAATTAAGCCCCTTCCACTTTTGATATGCTCATTTAGATGAACAGCATACTTCAAAGCACAGTTATATGCATCCTTATCTTCGGGCGGTGCTCCTAGCTGCTTTAATTTAGAAAATGTCATATCTAAGTATCGACCTTTTATGCCATACTGTGATAGATCTTTTTGACACTCAACTGCAACAGGTGGTGGATAATGTGGAGTATAGAACTCATATCCATTCTCCTGTTTCTTTATCCCAGTCGACTTCACTGCTGTCTGTTGCTGCCTTATTCTTTCTATTTCCGCTGCTACGTCCATTGCTTCCATTTCCCTTTATCACCTCCTCTTTAACCTTATTGTTAAGAATGGCTGTTATATACCCTATGCTTCCTTTACCTCGCTCACTAGCAATAGATATGGCATTAACTACCTCATTAGCCCCAAAGTCAACGACTAAATCATCAATGCGCTCTTTAGTAACCGAACTAATTTCTCCTATCTCGCTCATATAGACTCTATAGACCTTAGATTGAGTATCATTTAATTTAGTATCGGACTTTTCAAACAGATCATTTATGTCAATATCATCTGAAGCATTTGCTTCGTTTTGCTTCACTTCATCGTGCTCATCAGTAGAATAGAATATAATATCTTTCTTTTCTTTCTTTTCTTTAGGCAGGTTTGCTAGCTTGCTAGAACTTTTGCTATAGTTATCGCTAGCATTTGCTACGTTTTGCTTAGTATTTGCTAAATATTTGCTAGCTTTTGCTAAGCCGCCTAAACGCCCAGCCTCTCTACGTTTTTCCAAAATTGCATTGGTTTTTGCTAAACGTTCTGCAGTTCTGCGCTGTAAAGATGGCGACCAAAAATACGTTCCATCAGTATCTAATAAATTGCAATCTTTAATTAATGATTGTATAAATTTTTCTACCAAATCTGGCAAATTAGCATTTGCTATATTTGCTACGTTTTGCTTAGCATTTGCTATATTTTGCTTCCAAAAAGCCAAATTGTCTGAGATTTGAAACGCTATAGCAAGCCCAGCAAAGGTGAATTTGTTATAAGGAAGTTTGCAATCTTCCTCAACAGCCAAGCGTTCAATTAAAATCCACCACCACGCATATGACACCATGCCGTGTAGCGAAATCATAATCATGATTTTAGGGTCACTTAATGCGCTTACATCGTGGCTAAAATAGTTTGTCAACTTAGCCATAACATCATCACTCTACTTCCATCTAGTAACAAATATATCCATAACCGAGCACCCCAAAGCCTGTGCCCATCGAAATCGGGTTGAAGATTGAACCACATCTTTGCCACTCAACGCTTTCACAAGTGTTAGAGGCGAGCAATGCGCCTCTTTCATAAAATCCAGTAACGTCATTTGCTTATTATGTAATAAGCGGTGAAATACATCACTCCGTAAAAACATATATCCCCCTTATTTATCAAACATTTCATTGATGTTATTATCATCAATTACTTCCCCTGTATCCGCATCAACAATATCATTGCCGACCATAAAAGTATCACCAGCCGCATCTAATGTTTCGCCATCAAAGTCAGTAACTGTATGACCTTCACTATCAATCGTAATAACACCGCCGTCATTTTCTAATGCAGTAGCTAACGCATTAGATCCTTGCATTTCAATGGACAAGATACCATATTTACTTAACAATCGTTTGAGTACAGTCTTAACCGCCATCGTATGGAAGTCAGTCAAGCCCCAGCGGTCTGTACCGCCCTTATAATTTCTAGAGTACTTTTTGGCGTGAGCCTGCATTTCCTCAATATCCATATATAAGAACTTTTCAAACCCATTAATGAGCTTAAAATAGGCCATGTACCCAATAATTTCATCCCCGGTACGTTCACCAAATTCATATTCGCCAGTAAAGCGATTAACACACTTTACTTCGCCTTCGTATACAGGCACGGCGTTAATAGCCTTATATTGCCCAGTTCTCATAGCTAGTTGTATATAGCCTTTATAGCCCAACTGAAACTGAGCTTCATAACGGTTAGTCTTTCCATTATGAAACGGAATGATATATGCAAACCCAAAATTCTGATTTACAGGCAAATTCATTGCAGCCGCCGTGGCACCAGCACCAATTATGGTAGCTGGGTCGGACTTCATCAATAATTCGTTATTATTAGCGACCGCCAATAAAGACGAAATAAAGGCTGCCGAATTTTTACCGAGAATTTCGTTGAATCGGTTTTTAATATTGTCGTTTGATAACATTCCTTTAAGGGAGTTATCTTGCTTTGCAGGTGCTAGTTTGCTTGTTTTTAGAGTTACGTCTTTAGTTGTTGCCATTATTTAATATCCTCCTCAAATACGATTACTTTATTCTCGAGATCAATTCGCACATTGCTAATATCTAGCTCTAATTCACTGCGAAAATCTAAAATTTTAATTTCATAATCATCATCGACTTTTTCAAGTAATGATTTAAGCCATTCTGCCGTCATATTAATATAGCCTCCATTATTTACAACTGAATTGATTCCGTACTGGCTCATTTTTAATTACATATTTGCTGAAAATGTCGGGGTAATCTGCTGCCAACCCTTTTTTATCAAATCCATCAATCGCCTTTTTATATTTCCATGTGATTTTATGATTTTGGGTATAGCCTACTTCATTATTGGCTAATAGCTGGCATAGATTATTTTGGGCCTCTTTAGCCCGTTCCTCCGCGTCCTTTTTATCGGCCTTAGCCTTTAAATACTCTTCAGCATAAATATCGGCGGTATCTTCTAATTGAACTGATTCAGGTTGAGTACTGGAATATAGTTGTCGTAATGCCTCTTGGCATGAATCAGATCCATCAACAGCTGGCATAGTGTCAGTTAATACAAAAGACCAGAACTCTTGCGCCGCTTCAATAATTGCCTCTATAACGTTATCGTTACGAGGAATTTCTTTATAGTAGTAATCATTGCCACCAACTAATGCAGCAATCCACCATGACTTTTTCCCAGTGACAGCCATATAGTGCTGACACTGAATGTAATAGGCATCAGGGACGCTGTCCCCTTGCCATTCATCCACTTTAAATGCGGAGGCTGTTTTGCACTCCAGCCCCGCATCAATCCCTACAATTTCCCTATCAATATTCGCCAATAAAAACGGATATTCAACGGATTGTAGAGTAAAATTATTATTTCTGACACTATACCCGGTGCGAATAGCAAATTCATCTGCAACAATACTTTCGAGCTTTGTCCCCCAATATGTAAATCGATTTCCATCGTCCTTAGATGGTATTGTCCGACCTGTTTTATCCATCCACACATCAAGTGCAGATCTATATTTGCTTAGGCCTAAAATAGCGGCCATATCTGAACCACCTATGCCACTCTTACGAAACTCTAACCATTCTTCACGAGTGGCTTTATTAGCATCAAATACTTTTTTGTAAGCCATATAATTAAGCTCCCTTCTGCTTTTCAAACAATTTAACATCAATATCCGAAGTATTAGGTGCAATCCTATGACGATACGCCCATGAAAGAACATTATTATTGATAGTTTTGTTAGTATGCACTGATTTATTAGCATATAATTTTGCTTGCACCAGCAATGCCCCATTGCCTTGTAGTGGTTTTAGCTCTAAGCAAGCTACAAATTTATTGGCTTTCTTAACACCCACAATAATGCATTGCCCCTGTTGAATCTTATTTGTGTAAGATCTAACGCAGTTTTTAAGTGCAACGCCAATGTTTACTAAATCCGCCCCAGTTTCAGGGATAATGAATTCTAATCCGTTTGACTTTTCGGCTAATCCATCGGCCTTTAGTAACTCCACATATTCAAAACGTTGTTTATTTAGAATATTAACCAGCTCATCATGTACATCCCTTAATTTAGGATGTGTTTCCCAAAATGATGCTTTGTTTTCAGCTTCTAACTGTGAATACATAGTTATGATGTCCCATTCAAAATGGTTGCTTAAAAACGGAATAAGCTGATTTTTATATTCCTTTCTAAACCGTTTCAAAAATACTAGCGCTTGGGCATCGTCAAATATTCTGAGTAAGATATGTTGCTTTCGGCTGAGTACATCTAACAATAATCGTTGCTCATTTATATCATCACTCAACATGACAATCCCTTTAAAAGCTGTGATTGAACCCGGATTTTTATGTAACCAGCGACGCATAAACGGCTTTAAATCTGTTATATTATGTCCCCTAATTAAAGCATCATAGAACGAATGATAACGACGTCCTAAATTAATAACATCAGCGTTAATGGCTTTATTACCTGCTCTGCTCCATTCCCAAAGTTGAAAAGACAATGGTTTTGTTAATGCAGGGCCATCAGGAAATGCCATTCGCCATGCCATATTGAAAATCATTCCAGCACCATACCCATGCTCATTAGATACTCCCGTTGCTTGATAAACATCCTTAACCCGATAACCGGTAATAGCTGACATTCGTTTCTCGAACTCTAAACGAAGTACTTTAAACAGCATCCTAAATTGAGTGGCATAGTTAATAGCTGCAGATCTAGTTCTACATTGATGCAACATTCCAACATATCCATATAGATTGTTTGTAGTGCCTGAAATATGCTCTAAATCATAAATACTGACTTTCTTTTCACCTCTTAAATCGTCAATAAAAAGAACCCTCAAATTTTTAAAATCAAAACGGATTGTTTGATAAAAGCGCTTAGGCTGTTTGATGAGCTGGTCGCCCATCAATACAACCTGATGTCCTTGCATTTGGAGGTCAACCCAATCTTTACAAGAAACAATAGAGAATCTAATATCAATAGGAATCGCATCAGATTCATTAATAATAAGCCCTACATGTTCACGAGAAGGATTAGAACGATGTCCACAGAAAGGGCATACATAATAGTGTGCTCGTGTACAGTACCCATTGCCCGGATGGTAATATTCAGGCCATGTAGCAGAGAATGAGGCATCACAATCAGCATGATAGATTACAGTTTTGGGCGCTTGCCATCCCTGATAGCGAACTACACTATCATGTAATTTTTGAATTTCAAACGAATACAATATTTCCATAGCATCAACCAAATAACTCGTTAATATCAATATCAGTATTTACTTCTGCTTTAGCTGGCTCAGGCTCAGGTGCTGGCGTAGGATCCTTAGGCGTATTATTCGCCATTTCTTTCAACTCTGCAGCTCGTTTCTTTCCTCCAGCCTGCTTGTCATTAGCTGCAGCCTTTTTATCGGCTTCACTAACTATATCAATAGCCTTAATAATAGATTGTGATGCTTTAATAACTGCATTATTGTAATCTAGGGCCTCTTGGAACTCATTAGCATCCTCAGGCGATAACTGCATCGCCCGTTCCAATGTTTTATTATCAGCCTTTAATATTTCCACAACTCGTGTGTAATTGCTCTTATTATTCATGTATATACTCCTTCTTAAACAACAATTAACCAATCAATGTAATTAGTTCAGCCGCTAATTCTTTTGTTAAATTATCAACTGTAATTTTATTGCCCGGTACTTTATGTTTGCCCATTAATGCCATATATGGTGTCAATCGATTTGCTTGGTCTGCTAATAACCATTCTTTTGCCTTATCAATTAAAGCCTGTTTCTTTGCAGTTTTATCATCTTCAACTGCATCCTGAGCGGGCTCCTTAACTTCTATCTGTTTTTGCTCCACTACGGGATCCTCTTTAGGTCCTGCATCATTTGTGATTTTTTCAGCAGATTTAATAACGGTTACCTCTTCGGCAGTAGGTTTCTTAACCTCTACAGGCTCGCCCGGAGTAGCGGCCTTTGGTCCTAATGTTGCTACATCACAATGTGGCGTTACTACTTCTTTAGGGGAAGCGCTTGCTACTGGTGTAGCCTTTTTAGGAGGCTCAGCTTCTGTAACAGATCCATTCATTAATTCGTTGTACTCGCTAATTTTTTTTGCTAAGTCTTTTGGGTTTTTGAATTCGATTGTAAATTGGTTCATGATATTACTCCTTTTATAAATATGCTTTAATAGCTTCCATTGTTTTAATAACGTTATCGATATGAACACGAATTTCAACCAATGGCGTCGAACATCTTTCATTTTTTAGATATTCAATTCGATTAGTTAAATAGCTCATAGTCATCCAGCCATAAGGAGTTGGGAAATTTCCAACTTTTTCATAGCTCGCCTTGATAAACCACGGTTCTATTACATTACCGTTTAATTTTAAAGTTAATTGTTCAAGTTCTATTTTTTTGCTCCTTTAAAATTTTCTATGATATAATGTGATTAGGTTATTATTTAACTAGGGTTGTGCTTGTTCCAGCAAGTGCAGCCCTTTTTCTTTCTTTTGCTCGCATTCGTAAATATGTAGAATGACAATTTTTACAAACACAAACGACCTTTCCAATTGCGGTATTAAATATGCTATAGGTTTCGTGATTAGTTAATTTATAACCGCAATGGTAACAACGTTTCACCATCGAATTATCGCCTCCCCGGTTACCCACCAATATGCAACACCCCATACTAGCAACATAAACAACGTGCCAAAAATAAAGCCTTCAACTATGTCAGCAAGCTGAGGGGCCATCATATTCCGCCTCTCGGATCTGCGACGTCGATATTGTGTAATTCGGTAATGTCGCCATTTCAATGCTTCCGTTCTGTCCACCATTTGCATGATATTCTTCCCTCCATTCTTCAAATTCTTCTAATATTCCGGGCCGGCTAAAAAAATCAATCATATCTTCAACCAGCCACGGTCTTACATCCCAGCTCATTCAGAATCACCACCTGCATTGATTGGTTTTACATCAATATTTGTAGCAGTAATAATGATTTGAACATCATTTTTGCCAAATGCTTTGAGCGTATCTCGGATATCACTCATTTGGTCCAGCGTTCCAAGTGGTAAATCGCCAAGCATTGATAAAGCGTCTGACATCTTCATCACTCTCCTTTTTGTTTCATATCGGCAGCTTTAAAATATAATCTGTAATACATCTCTAAAAACTCATCATATAAATCTGCCAAATCAGCCATATAGGCTACGTCTGCCAGTTCGTAACAAGCATACATATTTCTGATTACATTCTCTTTATTTGCATAATCAATGTCGCTTTTGACGAATTTTATACGAGCCTGTAAATATTTCTTTAAATTCGACATTTAGTACTCCTTACATACCCAATAATGACAATATGCTAGCTACCAATGCTGCAAATAGCGCAATGTTCATGCCTAAATCGATTAACGACATAATGTTCACCTCCTTATAAATCAAGTTTGAATTTAATAGTGTATAGTCGATGCAAGTATTCTTGATTGCGTTCAAGAGTTTCTTGCTTTGACCGCTTTGTAGGATAGCTATAATCGTAAACGCCTGATTTAATATCTACGATTACCTTTTCTATCTTTGTAACGATTTTTTCAAAATCGCTTTTGGTATAAGCCCAGTGAGTAATAATAATCATCCCTGTGCGTTTGTAATAATCCTTGATATAATCCATCGGTAGAAAATCACAATGTTTATACTGCATTTCTTCCCTCCACTTACAAGCCTAATTCAAATTTGATAGCATAAAGAAAATATAAGAATCCCCTATTTTCTTCTATCGCTTCTTCTCGTTTTTTCTTTGTTGTATAAAGATTATTTAAATGACCATCTTTTATGCGTTGAAGTTTTTCCTCCGTTGCTTCTATTTCTCGATAAAAGGCATTTATCTTCATACTACCTATACCAGCTATTACAATTTCACCAGTAATCAGATAGCGTCGCTTCACTTCTCCAATTGGATAAATTAAATCTGCTATTGTCATGTTTTGGCTCCTTATAACTTTACATTTAGCTAACTTTTAAATCAAAAAAATATCTTGCATATTCAAATGCGGATCATGCGCTTTAAATATGGTGAAGATTAAACTCATTTCTTTTTGATTAAATCCTCGCTTTCCTGTTTCTTTCTGAGAATAGGCCCCCTCTGAAATCCCTAACACCTTTACAATATCTTGTTGAGTGAGCCCAAATTGATTTCGTAACTCAATCAACTTTGTCTGTTTCACTTTATCACCTCATTTCTCTTATTCACATTTGGTTAACTTCTATGAGTTAATTATACTTCACATTTTGTAAAGTTGCAAATAAAATGTTTTTAAAATTTACGATTAGCTATTTTACTTTTTCTTTACATTTTGCTAACATCAAGACATAGAGGTGTAACAAAATGAAAACTTTAGGAGCGAGAATAAAACAATTAAGGAAATTAAAACATTATACGGGGCTTGAATTAGCCAAAATGCTAAATGTTGCTGTTCCTACGATATCAATGTGGGAATCTGATAAACGGAGACCGGGAGCGGATATGCTTCAACAGATAGCATCTATTTTTAATGTATCTATCGAATACCTTTTAACAGGTGAACACCCTACTACGGATGATGGGTATTATTATGATCCGGAGGTGGCGGAATTAGCGGAGGAAATAAAAAATGACCCCGATTTGCGGTTGTTATTAGACGCAAAACGGAGCCTATCAAAAAGCGAGATGGAAAGTATTATAAATATCACGAAGTCGTTATTACAAAGGGAGCGGGGGGACGATTACGAGTGATTATAGTTAAGCTAGTAAATTTACCGACTGGCTGCGGGGGATATGTTAGGAAAAACGAAGATGATACCTATACAGTAATACTGAATGCAAAATTATCGCATGCAGAAAATCAAAAAACTTATTTGCATGAACTGAGCCATATTAATTTTGCAGATCATGATTCACCGCATAAGGTCAATCATATAGAATCATTAAGACATCATCGTTAATAAAGGGGAAATATTTATGTATTGTTCAAATTGTGGTTCTAAACTAGATGATAATGTAAAATTTTGTTCTAATTGTGGGACACCTGTAACGGGTAATCCCCCACCTACTCCATTGACGGATGTACAACCAGCAAATGAGATTCCATCTATGCCGGAGTATCCAAAAGAGGTTAATGGAGTAACATTCAATGCAGTACAGGTGGCACTAGATACTAGATTATTCGAAAAGTCAGGATTTACCGCCACAATAGAAACAGCTGACGAGATTAAGAAAATTACAGGAGCGGGCATGTTAAAATCCTCAAATGCTGCCACCCAAATGTTTAATGATCCATCATTAAAAAGCATTGTTATGGCATATCAAAGCGGCCAGCCCCTATCTATAAATATTAACGTTGATGACGGACAAATACGGTGCCCGAAATGCCATTCAACACAAATCGAAATTGACAAGCAAGGATTTAGTGGTGGAAAAGCACTTGTTGGCGGTCTATTAACAGGTGGGGTTGGATTAATAGCCGGATTTCACAATAAGAATAAACGAAAAGGTGTATGCTTAAAATGTGGGCACAAGTGGAGCATATAAAAGGGAGATTTATATGGACTTAAAGAAGCCAGAAAACAAGATTTGTTGATTTTTTTATAAAAAATCTATAATATAAGAACAACGAGGTTAAGCCTCAAACTAAAATTATTATAAGCGGTTTAACCGCAAAAAAGATAAGGTCTTGTTCTTATACGTTCAAGGCCTTATCTTTTTTATTTGT